TAACCTTTAGTTTGCTAAATTCGTAGAAGTCCTCCCCATTACTTCCAAATCCTGTGAGTTTGTTCACAAATGTAAATCCAAGCCACTTTAGCCATTGGATGTGGACGGTATTATCGCAGTGAACAATGTTCAACAATAAATCGTGGTTTTTGTGTAACTGATCCACCCAGTGTTTAGAGTGACGGCACAAGGTGTATTTGATTTCCCTTATCATTGGCGAAGATAAAAGCCCGATAGCAGCCACGTTAGGGCATATCTCCTTAGTCCCAAAGATAGCCACAGGGTGATTGTTTTTGCTTACGGTAAAGCTCAGGTCAGCCTCCATAACGTGCCTCTGGAGAACCACTGACATAGCTACATCGTTACCAAGCAAGGCTCTCATCTCATTAACATCCTCCACCCTAAGCTCTTTCGCCACCTGCAAAGCATCCGCCTGAGTAGCAGGTTTAACCTTAACTCCTGAGCTATAACGGATGGGTTCATCCTTAATTATATCTGCGGTTCCGCACAGCATAGATCGCTTCAAATTCCAAAGATACGAGGGACGAGGGGAAAGGTGAGTCGTTAAGAACGGAGATATTAACTTGGTCGTTTTTCGCGTATACGGGAAAACGGAAAACCCCATCTTGGATAGAATCAGTTTGACTGCCCAAGACGGCAGTTCCGGTTCCGATGGATCGTCCGTTGTAGACATAATCAAAAGTGTCTCTGTTTTCAGGAGTCACCTGAACCTTAAAGTATCGACTATCGTTGAACACCAGTACCCCGTGCCTTAGCTGGTAGCGACCCTGAGCCACCATAGTCTGTCCTCTGCCACTGGCACTAGGTGCGCGGAGCTGAGGCCGAGAGACATCATAGGTCATGGTATAGGGAACCCCGATGAACACTGGTTGGTTGGTGTAGTTCCCATTGACCACTAAGGAAGTGCCCGACTTAGAATCCACATCCAGCAGAACGCCCTCTGGCAGCTTCCGCTCTACGGTTCCCTGAGGGTTAGTCCCAATAACATTCTGGTTACTCCCTGCATCTGCATGAGGCCGGGACACAATCTGGATTGTATCGTTGTCTACGTTGTAAGGGCTAGTAAACGTAGTGGTGTCATCAGCGGAGCTGTAGGTTCCCCCAGATAGCTCTGCTCGGCGGTCTAGCAGAGTCACATACTCACTACCAGTGTCCTGCTGACCTGCCTCAATATCCATCGACTCCAGATAAACACCATCACTGCGCTCGATCACCACATACAAAGTGGAGTCAATGAAGTCGGTGTTTAAGACAGTTGTTCCAGAGCCGAAGTCGAACTTAAACCAAGCTGATTGGAGTTTGTCAGAGCCGTTAAAAAAGTATTTGTAGACGTAGACTCCATTAGTGAAGCCATCGGTCTGTGCAACAAGGATTTGCTCATTATCCGCAGCCGTGATCTGGGTCAGGTTTCCGCTGAGATACTTAGGAACTTGGGCAGTTATGTCAGCCCCATCGAAGAACTGGGTGTCAGGGTTAATAAAATACTCCTGAACACCACTGAACTCATTGCGCGGAAACCCAAAGTATACGTTTCTACCCACTGCTACAGGGTCAGCCGTAGTGGAGACTGTGTAAGCTGTGGACTGCTGGATTGACACGGTTTTAGGCGTGAGAAGGTCAGCAGCCTGTAGAGTGAACTGAGTCTGGTCAGCAAACAGCACAAGGCGGTCATAGAAAGGAACCGCAGCAAACAACACGCTAACCTTGGTCGAACTCGTACCAATATCAATCATGTCCGAGTCAAGGAGCTGTGTGACTGTAGTGCGCCAGAAGTTAAAGTATTCGGAGGCTTCGCTAAAGATGACATTCTCATCCGCTACAAAACCAAGACGGTTCTTAAAGAAGAATACGTCTTTGATTTTCTTCCCTACAAAGGAAGCTGTGGGGTTGGTATCATCATCCCCTACCAAGCGGTAGGCCCAAGTAGCTTGCTCAAAAGTAAACGTCCCGTCTGCATTACGGACAAGCTGGTGAGGCATCAGAGTAGCATCATACTCCTTATCAATGCCCGGAGCTGCTGTTTCCTCCCACTGACCTGAGCCTCCGGTTCCATCGTCAGCTACAAACTTAACCCAGTATTCGTCTCCAGCCTCCTCTGGGTCTCCTACTACCTTAATGATGTAGCCGTGCTTATGCTCAACAGGGAGGTCAGCAAAGTTCTGCACTGACCCAGTGACGTTCTTAATGAAGTCTCCAGCTTTTGAGTCCTCTACTGAGCAAGTAAAGGCAGCAGCGTCATTGCGAACGATATGTAGCGTAGCTCCGTATTCTGTAACGGTGTAGGTTCCTGAGGGAATGTTTCCAGCTAAGTTACCCGCAATGTAAGTCGGCTGAGTGTGTTGTGCGCTAGACGACCCTGCGGTGTAGCTATAAGCAGTGCCGTCTAATACGACCTTGTAAGTCACTTCATAGTCACCCTGAGAAATAAACACAGAGGCTTCTTCGCCTTGCGTAGTTGTCTGAGCTGAACCTACAGCTACCGTCTTGGTCTTATTAAGGACAAACGTGTAGTCAGCTACGGTCAGGCACTTGATGTCTGAGTTAGGGGTGGTGGTTGTTATGTATCCTACCCCGTCAGGAGTGGTTACAGTTTTCTCAGTCCCGTTAATGTCAAAAACCTTGACTGAGTTGTTCTGAAAGATAACCACATACCTCTCATTTAAGTCCCTGTTAATAGTGTGGACTTTGGTATCCCCTACGCTCCCCGAGATAAGCTGAGAGATGTGCTTGAGGGGAGGACGTTTAATAAGCCCCTCCACCAAAGAACTGTACCCATTGATCTGTTCTTCAGATTGAGAACCATACCGGAGTCCATCAGCTTGCTGACTAACACCAGATACTAGGTTCGGGATGGAGGTGGATATTAAGGACATTAGCGATTGATGACGTTGTAGGCGTCCAGATTATCAAAGATGGTATAATCGGCGGTTTCATCATCGTAGTCCTTTAGAGTGGCTAGAGCGGTAGCTTCGTCAGCCGCCAGCACCCTCAATAGGTCTTGAGAACCCACCACACGGTCTTGGAAAATGCGACTAGCCCGAACAGTAATGTAGTTGCGAGCAGGTTGGGGAAGGTTAGTAAACTCAAGAAGAAGGACGATTTCCCCCTTCAGGTCTTGTGTAAATACAAATGAATGTTCTTTGCGGTCATACATTTTGTTCCCGCGCTGAACAACGTCTAAAGTCGGATACAGCTCCGTCTTGATGTCGAACCGAACAGCCGTAGCAGGTAGGTTGATGTGGCCATTACCGTCTTTAGTGATGGTATATTCAGGCTCAGTGTTAAAGTGCCACCCTCGGGACTGCACATCCCGGCTCACTTCATCAAGGATTTGCTTGGCTACCCGAGCGTCTGCTGTAGTCGCTGTATCGAGCTGATTGATCGGGGCTTCCCCAATCGCAGACAGCATTTGGTTAACGGCTTCGAGTTCGGTGCTTAGTGTAAGACTCATATTTCAACTTTAAACTACGCTAAAAAGAGGGGGCTGCAAGCTAAGATTGGGGAAGGAGCGGGATGAGGGCTTCCCGAAAACCCATCCAGATAACTTGCAACCCCCTTGCTAATTAGACGTTACGGATTTCCACAGCGCACTCCGGGCGGAGGATGCCGTGACCCATAGCGTAACGGGCAACAAACAAGCTACCTTGGAACTCAATCTTCCGCTCAGATTCGAGCTTCAGGTCGAGCAGCTTCACAGTACCCACCGCGCCCTTTTGGAAGGCGAGGATTTTGGTATTGCTGAAGTCACCATCGTAGGTGTTGTTTGCACCAGTTTCAGCCGAGATGTTGGAGCTAGGCAGGTTGTTGCTGGCAATGACACGCATACCAGCCACTTTAACCACTTCGCCTTCAACATAGCTACCCACAGCGTTAGCATTGCCAACGGCAGCGAGGTGCTGCACCAGCAGGTAGTATTCGGTTGGAGCCATCACCGCAAAACGGTCATTGCTCGGAACATCCTTCTCATCGAGAAGCTCGGCAGCATCGTAGATAGCGTCAGCAATCTCCGAACCAGTGTCCAGACCAGCAGCACCCTTATCGAGCTGCGCACCACCATTACCACCAGTGATGGTAGCGGAGGCGCGGGCTGCAAGAGCAACAACCTGAGCAACGGTTTGGTCATGCTTCTTAGCCAACGCACGGCCCAACTCAGTCGTGTAGATAGAGCGGACATCGTAGTGATTCATGGCTTCATCCAGCTCATAAATCATGGTGTTAGCGGTAAGCATCGAGTCGATGTTGATGACCTTCTCGTTAGCTTTGATCTGAGACAGGTAGCTATTGCCGCTGTCCAAGATGTTCTCACCCGCAACGTGGTAAGCAGCCGAGGCCACGCCAGTTACAGGGAATTGGGCCGACTTGCCCTGAGAAATAGTACGCACGACGTGAAGAGGCTTGAACACGTTTTCGGTTTCAAACGTGGTCAGCACTTCGCCAGCGAACTGTTTCAGGAACAAGGCGGTGTTAGAGCCAGACGCATTGATCTGACCTAAACGTGAGGGAGTAGTAGAACTCATTCTCGTTTCCTTTGTTCAGTTTTTCAGTTGTAAATGTCCACAAGCACCCGCTTGCAGAGCTGGTTACTGCTGGTCACATCGTCTTTTAGCCGACTCCAGACAACGATTATCCGCCGTAACGGGTCGAAGGGCGTTCAGAACTAGCAGTTCGATATGCCTTGCTTAGTAATCCTAGTAGTTAACTAGAATTAAGTTACCATTAAAGTCAATCCATTTGTGGATTATTTTTGAGACTCGATTTGTTGTTCGAGTTTATTGATGTAAAGACCTAGTGCTTGTACGAAGGCGGCACCCTCTTCAGATTCCACTGCCATCTCCATGCCTATCGGATGCTGCTCCGCTATCTCCCTGAACCCGTCCAACTTCACGCTCACGCCGCAGCCTCCGCTCACGAGCAGCAGCAATAAGATCAATGATAGCTTTATCTTTCTCATCTTTTCTTTGTTGAGCAGCACGGGCTGTTTGAATATCCCCTAACCGCTCCAGTGCCTCCAAAATTTTTGGCACAGCACGAAGAGCGGCTAGGAGTTCTGTAATCATTTCTTCTCAATTTCAGCAGCTTTGACCGCCCCTCTGGAATTGGAGTATCCAAGAGCTGCCAAGGCACTAGCAACGAAGGCCACTGATTTTTCAATACCTGAGGTTCCGGTCTCAGCGATTACACCGCTTCCATAGGCCAATCCTATTAGAACTGCTATTGTAGAGAGCCAGAACTCAGTAGTTTTATATCCGGGTTTGTCCATTTTTTCTCCTTTGTTAGGGTTAATTAAGAATATCTGATACCGCTAATCGGCGTTCTATATCCTGACGGTATGCAGGGTCATTGTGGTATCGAGGGTCTCCCATAAGCTCCACCAGCTCGGCGTTGCTACGGATAGCCTTACCCTTGCCGTCACCCTTCTGACCTGTGATTAGCTTGGGAGCAGACCCTTCACCAGTGGCAGCTTGGTAGCGAGCAAACATCCCTTGCACAGCTACCTGAGCGTCAGCCTGTGTCCCGCTCATTACAGAACGGTTATAGGCATCAAGTTCAGCCTCAGGGACGTTCTCCTTGGCCCACTCAATCATCGAGGTAAAGTTCTCTTGTCCTCCAATGGAGTCCACAACAGCCGCTTCTTCTCGGGAGTTCAGAGCCTCTTGACCAGCTATGTAGCCATCCACTAGCTCTTTGGGGTAGCCCATCTCAGCTAGTTTGTCGTAGCTCTCCTTGGTCAGCTCTCCTTGATCTTGGAGTTCTTGGGTAAATGGAGCAAACTTCTCAAACCACTCACCACTACTTTCCTCCTCCTGCTGGGGAGCTTCTTCTTCGGCAGTCTCTGCTTCTTCTTTGGGTTGCCCTAGTTTGCTCTCTAGTTCCTTGTAGGCTGAGGCTAAATCTTCAGCACTTTGGAACTTTTCTGGAAGCCACTCAGGGCGATCAGAGGATTCAACGGCTGCTGTCTCCTCAGAAGTCGCTTCCACAGTGGCAGCGTTTTCTGGGTCAGCAGTAGGTTGATTAGGTGCTTCCGCACCGGGTATTTCCGGTTGGACTTCAACGATGTCAGACATGATTCTCCTTCTTGTTTAGGTTGCCCTCAAGCCCTCATTTTACTTTTTATTAAGCCTGAGGAGATTCAGGTTCAGCGGGAGCTTCGCCTTGGTCGGCCATTCCCACTTCAGTAGCAGAGCGGATAGCCTGTGGCCCTAGCTTCTCAGCCATCTGGGCCATCATCATCTGCTGCTGCTGTTCTTGCATTTCCGCCTGAACGTCCTCCTGAGAGCGGATAAGCCCTTCGGTATCAATGCCAAGCGAAGTGGCTCGGCGGTTCAGGTAATCAGAAACATTCACATATTGCTGGATGGCTTCAGGGCCGAAGATTTGGCCAACACCAGCCACGAACATATCCAGCTTATTAAGATCATTACCACGGCCAAGGGCTTCTACACCTGTGACAATCATTGGCTTAACCAGCTCACCCTTAGGCAGCTTTGGAAGGCGTTTCTCTTTAGCCATTCGATCCATGATGCGAGTGACTAAAGGAAGCTGGAACTCTTGGGACAGGATAGAGTAAGCACCGCCAAGGGCTGACTCCAGCTCCTGAGCCATAAACCGGATTTCCTCAGCAGTGACTCGCTCGGCGTTCCGCTGCACGGCAGCATTCAACAGGAACGCAAAGCTAAGTCTCTGCTCGATGGCCTCAGCCACCTCCTTGGCAACCCGTAGGTCAGCATACTTTTCAAGCTGCATGACGCTCACATCACTGCTCCGACCCGAGACAAATGCCCCAGATGGGCTTTCAGCCAGAGCCTTGGCCTTGGTAGTTCCATTAGGATCAACCAAGATTTTGATGTTAGCTGAAGCTGCCGCCAGCTTGACAATGCTTTGGGTAAGGGCTTCGAGACTCTTTAGGTCTCCAAGGTACTCCTCAACCAACCCACGGCCATAGTCCTCACCGTCCACCCGACTGTACCTGAGAGCGATGTAAGGGTTATCTTCTTCCTTAAAGTATCCTTCAGTACCGGGGATAGCGTTGCCTTCTACCTCTTGCCAGACATAGAAACGGCCATCATCTTCTCGGCACACTGCCGTGTACAGCTCAACGGTAGGCTCACTATGGCCTGACTGACGCTGTAACGCCTCCACATTTATCTGGCTCCTCACCTCTTCAGGTAGAGCAGTAGGAGAGATTGTTTCCTTGGTAGCTATGTGGAGTACATTGCCAAACGGGTCACGCTTGACGATGTAGTTCTCCAACTGGAACACACGGATGCCCCCTTCCTTGGGCGTGAACACAAGCACATTCCCACTGACCACCAAGTGCTTGAGAGCCTCGAACACGGGCACACGGAGGGCAGAAGTCTCCACCTCACGCATGACTGTACGCTCGATTTCGGACAGAGCTTTCTCTAGTTCTGTCTTAGATTCATCATCCCCGCCCATTTCTCGCAGCTTGTACCTATCCACACTAAGCCGAAAAAACGGGGAATTAGGTGGGAATAGTGTCAATAACAGCTTAGAGGCAAGATTGTTGACACCCCTAGCTCCGATGCCTTGGTAGGGAGTCTCGTACTTAGTGGCGTAGGAGTGACCCTCTGGCGGGACAAGGGTAGGGATAGTCAACTCAGCACAGTCCCTAGCCCGTTCAAGGTAGGTCTGTCTGAGCGTTTCGCACTCACTATAGAGTGATTTAGCGGTCTTGCCGTTATACATAGGCTACACTGGGATATTTAAACCAGCAGTCCCAGAAGAGCTGGGAGCAGCTAGGTTGATACGCAAAGCAGAGCGTCCACGCCTCCGAGACTTAGTGGAGGAAGTAGATAATCGGCTACGACCCGGAGCCTGAACCCGCTTCGCTGTGGGCGTAGGAGCAGGAGCAGGAGGGGGAGGGGGAGGAGGCGGTGGTGGCGGTTTAGGAGATGAGAAACACATGGCTAGTCAATAATTATTCGTGAGTTAAGACAGTTTTATTTTGATCGTCAAACTTTTCTTTCAATAAATCAACGACTTGACGCCTACCAACAGCCATCCAAATCTCCCTCTCTGAATCATCTGGACGGGGACATTGGCTAGGAAAACGGGTCTCCAGCTCCTTTAGGAGAGTCTTAGTCACCCTAGGGAACGGCTGCTCTTCTTCCTCAAACGATGTCATCCAAGTCCTTTGGTAAATCGCCTTTGTCGATTCTATGCTTGGTCTCCAGTAAGGCGAGGCAGTTCCACGCAGCGGCTACATCATGTCGCTCATCGGTATGACCACCGAGATGCTTAAACAAGTGACGCAGCGCGGAGTCCACATAACGAGATAGGGGCTGACCTTTTTCCCAGTTCCTATTCCCGTACTTAATGGCTCCTTCCTCAAATTGTCGGGCAACCAAAAAGATGGCATGGCTTGGAAGGAGGTCATATCTACCCTTGCCTTCTCTGGTGTCCCTAACGCTGCCCGTGTCAAACGCCTCGCGCTTACCGGAGTCCTTAACTTGCACATTATCACTCATAACAATCATCCTCAAGTGGTTTAATTCCACATTCGATAGCAACTAGAGCTTCTATAGCGGCTCCTCTGCTTCCTTGCCATCCGGGCAGGAAGGCGATCCGGTCACACATCAGTAGCTGTCCAATGTCAGTTTTCATGTATAGTTCTCTTGGAAGGTCGGTCTGACCATCAAAGTTCTCTGCGGGATTGACAGGCTCTAAACCAGCTTCCCGTAACTCTGCTGCTTTCTTATGAAAAGCTGGAAAGTTCCAATCGGGACAGCCTGTCATTGGCCCCGAAATGTAGACTTTTAGTTTGGAGTCCATAGGATGACTTCTTTCTTCTTATGGTTGTAGTCAGTGTTCCTAAGGATGCGGGCCAACCTAGCTTGGGACAGGGCATAGTCCTCACCAAACCCCGCTTTCTCATAGGCAACCAAGATGGCTGACCAATAGTCCTCGGCATCCTCAAGTATCTTTGCAGCCCGTTTTGGGCCAATACCCGGACAACCTGCATAGCCGTCTGTAGCGTCCCCAGTTAGGCACTGGAGGTAGAAGTTGTAGTCAGCATCCTCTGGCTCAACATCGAACACCCCAATATCTGTGTTCCAGTTAAAGTGGAGTCCGGGGATGGTGGCGAAGTCCTTATCAATCGAGGCCATCACACACTCACCCTTGCGCTTCTTGGTAGCTGCAATGCCAATCGCATCGTCAGCTTCAAGGTTGTCCACTGACTTGGCTCCCAGCTCATCGCGCATCCACTGGAGAATTTCACCAAGGATCACAGGCTTACGCTTGTCTGCACGGTTGGATTTGTAGGATGAATCCACCTGAGTCTTACGAAAGTTATTAGAGTCGCTAAGGAATATCTCTACAGAGGTTCCCTCGGTTCTGTCCTTGAGCCACTCGATCCAGTTCACTAAGTGAGCCTTAGCTTCCTTAGCGTCAGCGTGGAGTGTCCACAAGTCATCTCCCCAGTTTACAGGTGTCTCTACCTGTGTGGCGTGTTGGTAGGCGACTATATCGCCATCAATTAGTATTGTCCTTTGCATGATAATTAACTTTCTTTAAAGCTGCTATTTGTGCTCGAATCTCTGCCTTTTCGTCTTTGTCCACTGCATCGTAGTAGGTGAGAGCTAGTTTTATCTGAGGGCGTTTCTCAACAGAGTAGGGGAAGATTAGGTGCAAAAACCGTAAAGCCTCCATCCCGTGTAGTACCCAACGAGAGTAGTCCCTAGCGTTTGGTCGGTCTCTGTAAGTCCCGTCAGATGTTCTACCTCCAAAAGCCTCATCCAGCCTGTTGATTGAACGAGGGCAGCAGGAGTTGATGGAGACTCTGAGCGAGTACCTGTTGAAGTTGACACAACCCTCGCCGTCAAAGTATCCAGCGAAGTAAGCTATCTCCGTTTCATTGAGCGGTTTTGTCCTTGTTGTTCCCATCCAGTTCCTTTCATTAGTGTGTTTCAGACCAGTTCTGGCCCACCTTGTATTCCCCATCCAATCGACACCGGAAGTTAAATGAACGTCCTGCATCCTGAATGGCCTTCACGGCTAACTGCCCCACAGTGTCAGCCTTATCTTTATCTACCTCCAACTGCATCTCATCGTGGATGTGACCCACAAGTGCATAATCTCGGGCAAAGCTCCATCCCTTAACTTCCAGATAGCGGTTAAGCAGCACGGTAGCCTGTTTCATAATCAACGCCCCTGCACTCTGTAGAAGAGTGTTCAAAGCGGCGTGTGAGCTTCGGATAGGAAGCTGCCTTCCATCCAGACCGACAAGATAGCCTCGGGCGTCTACGGCTTGTTCAACCGCCTCACGTAGCTTTTTAAGGGCAGGAGTCTTATCAAGGAACTCCTTCTTAATGCTCTTCCCCTCGGCCTGTCCTTTACCAATGATCTTACCAATCTTTTCGTCACCCGCTCCGTATAGGAAGGCGTAGATAAACGTCTTGGCGTTATCCCTTGTCGGAAGCCCAGCGGCCTTTTGGTTCGCCGTATGGATGTCCTCTTCAAGCAAGATTTTGGCATAGGCTCCACCATCATATCTCGCCATGTAGTGCGCCAAGCAACGAAGCTCCAATCCGCTCGCATCGCATCCAACAAGTTTTTTCCCTTCTCCAACAGTGAACAGTTCACGACATTCCTTTCCATACGGTGAGCCAGCGTTAGGTACTTGCGCTAGGTTTGGTTTGCTGTGAGTGCAACGGCCCGTCACCGCTCCGTTCGTTGTCACCCGTCCGTGCAGACGCCCATCTGCTTTGACTAATTTGAGCCAAGCCTCGTTGCCTTCAGCAAGTTGGCCTAGCCGTTTCTGAATCATTAGGTACTCAAGAAGAGGCCCAGCCTCCTCATAGCCGTCCTTGGCTAACTCCTTCAGTATAGGCTCATCCACCCTAGCCCGTCCGTCAGGAGTGAAGTCGGTTGGCTTCCAGCCCCTCTGCATAAACCGCTTGGCTATCTGGTCACGGCTTCCGGGGTTGAAAGGAATCTTCTTCTTCAGAGGCTCTCCCTTCTCAATCTTTGCCAAAGCCTCTTTCTGGGTTGTCTTATTCTCTTTAGCCCAAGCCTTAGCCGCTGTGGTCGCCTCTGCCTTGGTTCGGTAAGTCTCCCCGTTGAAGTTCCATTTGGTTTTCTTCATCGTCTCCACCTCAGGCTGGAACACCTTCTGAAGCCTGTCCTCAATCTCAGCTCGCTTGGTGGTGAGATCAGCAACTAGCTCCATTGCCTTGGGCTGATCTAAGAGAAACCCATGCCGTTCCTGCTGCTCGATGATAGAGCCAAACTTATGCTCCAACTCGATAGCAGGTTCAGCGTACTTCTTCTGCTCGATAGCCTTCCAGAGTTTGAGTGTCACCTTAACGTCCTGAACGCAGTAATCCTGCATCTCCTGACTCCACTCATCGAAGTTGTTGTTCTCCTTGAAGTCGCCTTTGAGAAGCCCGATGCGGTATCCCCAAGCCTTCAGACTGTGAGAGCCTATAAGGTTCTTGGGGAAGTCTGGAGCTGAGTTAAGTCTACCGAAGTCTCTCTCCTTCAGGTCAGGCCAGATAAGCCTAGTCAGTAGAATGGTATCCCTGACTACACCCTTTGGATACCAGCTCGGGAACAGCTTTCGGATAACAGGGATGTCAAAGCCGACGATGTTATGTCCCACGATAGTGTCAGCATTCTGTAACATCGCCAGCCCTTCCTGTATCCCTCGGCCCTCTGGCTGGTCATTAAACTCATACATCCTCCCCGCCATAAGGTCGGCTATGCAGATGCAGTGAATCTGCGTTGTCTTGTCGAGGAGTCCGTCCGACTCAAGATCAAATATCAGTGTTCTCATAGTCGAAGCTAAACTCTAGTTGTGTTGCGTGTTCCAGTTCGTCCACAAAGGGGAACTCCATTTGTATGTATTCCATATCTCCCTCCATTTTTGTTAGTTGTTGAACTCCTCAGGAAGTATGGGTTCAGGAAACCCTACCTCCCGTGTTCTGCCTGTGTCGTGGCTATACTCCAGCCTTGCACACAAGCCCGTTTCACCTGTCCAGCGGTTCTTTACGATCCGCACTTGTGTCATGTTTCGGTCAGCTTCGTCCTGCTGGTTCCTCTCTAGGCCCAACACTATGTCAGACAACTGACCAATCCCTCGGCTGCCCCGAAGGGAAGCTAAGGAAATCTGTCCACCCTCCTCAAAAGGTTTTCCATCGGAGGTCTTGAGGTGACTTACCAGCACCATGCCAATCTTTAATTCCTCTACCAGTGAGCGAAGTTTGGTCATGGTGACATCAATGAGTCTGCGCTCGTCTCCTCCTTCCAACCCACTGACCACGATGGAAAGGTGGTCTAGGAATATCCACTGGCAACCGCATCCCCTGACCATATAACGAATGCGATTAAGTAGATTATCCGAGTCCACCGATCCAAAGTGGTCGTAGGTGTAGAACCGTCCAGTGCCGACTGAACGCTCAAAAGCTCCTTTTAGTTCATCCTCTTCCACCTCTTCTTTGCCAAGGTGGATAGGTTTAGATAACTCAATGCCGACAATCCCCAAGGCTGTGCGCCGCACACTCTCTTCTAGTGCGATGTAGCCAACGGTCTGGCCTTGGGTCATTAGCCAGTGGCACAGCTCTCGACAAAACTGGCTCTTGCCTATGCCTGACCCTGCGGTAATAGTCACAAGCTCACCTTGGCGTAGGCCGTGGGTCATCTCGGTGACTCCCTCGAAGGGGTAGGGAACAGCCTCAGCTACATCCACCTCAGTAATGTATTCCCACAAGTCAGAGCCACCTACAATCCCATCAGGTCGGTACTCCTTGGCATCCCACATTGCCTTTACAAGCTCAGAGCTGCGGTTAGCTACCAGCATCTCATTGGCATCCTTCAGAGGAAGGGAAGCTATCTTGGCCTTGCCGGGACTAAGGAGGGCAGCACATTGCTTGGCCGCTGCCCGTCCGTGTTCGTCTTGATCGAACATGAACACCACTGTCTCAAACTTTTCGACGTAGCTGATGTTCTTTGCGATGGCCTTGGCCGCTGCTGGTGCGCCGTTCGGGACGCTAACCACAGGCCACTTGAGCTGCTGGGTCTGACTGACCGACATTGCATCAATCTCGCCTTCCGTTACCACCAGCATCTTACCTCCATCGGCCCATAAGTGCTGACCAAACAGGCCCATGTTCGAGGCGTCTCCAAGGATCATAAAGTCCTTGTTAGAGAACCGGAGCTTCTGAGCAATGATGGCCCCTTCGTTGTCTTTATAGGTTGCTATCTGTACAGGTTTCCCGTTGTAGCTCCCTAATCTGTAATCCCACTTCGAGCAGGTATCCTTGTTCAGCTTTCGCTTGGGTAAATCTTCAATCTCCCCCGATATAAATGTCTGCATTTTAACTACGTTGTGTGTTGTTTTTGGAGCAGCCGCTCCGTCCGTGTGTTCGTATTGATGACAGCTATAGCACCAACCATGTCCATCGCTGTACCGTGCCATAGCATCACTACTGCCGCAGTAAGGACACGGCTCGTGGCCAATAAACTCTGATGATTCTTCACTCATGCAATCCACTCCCCCGGTACGTTCCCCTGCGCCCATTTAAATCCGTGCCTCTCCGCCCATTGGCTATAGCTTGTCCTGCTGTTTCGACTCAGCTTTACCTTGGCGTTCTGAAAAATAAACCGGATGTCTAGTGATGGGTTTGCTTCTCGCACTGCCAACATCTTTGTCCTGTCCGATGCCTTGAAGAAGCCCTTGGCCTCTATGATGACTCCGTTTGGAAGAATAAAGTCTGGTGTGTAGTTGCATTGGCGAACGTATCCTAGCTTGATAGTTTCGTATTCAAACCGCACCCCAGCCTTAGACAACTGGGATGCGATTTGCCGCTCGAACTTAGAGCGGTAGGTTGGGTTTTTAGAAGTCACCAGCGTGAGTTGGTTCCTCTTCGTCCAATGGTGTTCCAAAGGCTGTGTCTGGTAAGCTCTCGCCTCCATTCACTTTTTCCTCTTCATCCACGGTAAAGCCGTAGGATGCCGCATCGGATACGTTAAACCCGCTGCTTCCTTCCTCGCGAACCATCACCGCCTCAGGCTCAAATGTAATTCCAAAGCCAATAGCAGAGTAATATGGAACCATGACGCCTTTTACTTGGATTTTAGCCCCGTAACCAACTTCGTAGTCCTTATCAGTTTTGACGTTTCCATGCCTGTCAAAAATTACAGGCCGCTTTTCAAAAGCAACATTGCCCTCCTTGTCTAAAAACTTATGTTTCATCTTGTACAAGACAGCAATGTTTCCCGTCTCCTTATCGTCTTTGTCTACTTCAGGTATAAACCGAGGATATGGAGATATTTTTAGTTTCTGTTTTCCCTCAGCTTCGCACTGCCACTTGTACAGTTCTTTCACCTTTTCATCGTAAAGTTGCCTGTAATTGGCAACCTCCTCAGGCGTAAGAATTAGGTTAACCTTAAACTCCCCTTCAATGGTTTTGTATTTGAAGTCAGGTTTGGTCAGTTTCGGAAAACTCGCCGTGCCAATAGGCGAAATAGGCATCGCTATCCTTGGTTTCTTTATTCGTTTACTCATAGTTTCCTCAATGATGTGAGGACAAAGAAAGAGACAATCCCTCTGTGCCCTCGGTTCTACTCCTTGCGAATTAGCCAAAAAGGTAACTCGCGTTACGAATCTTGGCAATTTCAAAATCACCAAAATCCACTGATTCTGTATTAGTTTTCAATAACTTACTGGATGGCAACAGGCCACCAAGTTGCTCTTGAAATTGGGTTAGCTGGCAGGGGGTAAACACTTCTACAAAGGCTTCCTTAGTCTGCCGCAAAAGTTCATCAATGTTCCCAGCGTGGGTTCCATAACAATCGTGAATCGTAACAAGGGGGAATGGACATTTATTGACCACCCTGTGCATCACCGCTGCGTCTAGCGAGTGGACAAAGTTGGGAGCAATAGCCTGAACTTGCCGTCTGACGTTAACTTCATCAGGAATGCTCTCGTTAAGTACGACATAACGGAATGAGCCAGCGATGGTTGTTTTAACGGTCTTGGCTCGCATCTCGTAGTAGCCCTGACTAACAGGGAAGCCGCAAGGGCTGACCCATTGGAGGGCTTTGTTGTTACTGGCCACTTCTTTGGCTATGTCCTGAAGCCAAATCATTGTGCTGGCAGCGTCAGGGACGATCCGGGCAATGGCCTGAGCCACTCTCTTGGCCATCCACATGACCGTTTTACCTAGCTCTAGCTCGCCCCAAAGCTGGTCATTCTTCATTGCCTGAGCCATAGCCGCTCCCTCGATCTGCTTACTGAAGCCATAGAGCTTGGCTCCGTAGGGGAGGGTCATCACAGGCTGCTTAACCAGAGAGCGGGTAATTCCAAAGTCTAGCCACTGTTTAGCCTGAGGCTCGGGTCTGTTCTTGAGAATACACACCAGCTCATCGGCTACCCTGCTGTAGATGTCCTTAGGCTCTCCGCTTTCGCAGCAGTTCGTGGCCTCGGCTCCCTTGGCATCCCGTTTCAGCAGTGAGAGAATCTGTAGGCCATTGGAGCTGGCATCCAGTAGGATGGGTAGGGTGCTTTTGAACTCCTTGGGGTTATGACTGTACGATTGGTATTCGATACAGGCCCGGAGGAACATCCACGGCTCATCGGCTTCTAGCCACCAGCGGTGATTAAAGGGGTCTCCAGCACAAGCCATGATCTCCTCTCGGTGCATCTCCACCCATGCCTGTCGTGCCTCAAAAGAAACCTTGTCCTCGCCAAAGCAATTAGCGATGTGAACCCGTAGCCAGTTTGCTCCGCTCTCTCCCAAAGGCTTGGCTTCGGCAAAGTCTAGCAAGGCCCGAGAGTATCCACTGCCTTGTGGGTTTAGAAAGGTTGGGATGTAGTAAGTCCTCCCCCTAAAGTCACACTGAGCGGGGAAGTAGATGTCTTGGTTTAGAAACTTCTTGGCTGCTGTGAGTATTTTAATGAGGCCCACACGGTGCATCTTAGTGTCCACGTTGGACTTGTAGATTTGTGTGGCCGTGCTGCACCAAGCCTTGTAGGCAGCATAGTTGGTGTGGAAGTCCTCAGGGATGTCAGGCTTATGCCTAACCCGAGTCATAGTCCAGCCGCCCTGAACATCGAGGTCTCTGTCCCAGAACTCCTGCATAACTTTGTAGACACGCTCGTTGACCCGCCACGGCACACTCTGGAGCCGATTGATGGACTCATAGACCTCAGGCATTGAGAAGCCTTCGAGGGACTTCAGGTATTTTGGGTCGTAACTTTTGACGATGTAGATAGGCCGCTTAAACTCAGCTCCATATCCCCCTGAGGTGGGGTCTCCGTCTACCCACTGGATAGGAGGCTCGACCATCGGTAGGAAGGATGGAGTCAAAGCCTCGGAGTTCTGGGCGTACTGCTCTAGCCATTCCATGCAGTCATCTGTGGGCAGGACATAGGTGATAGCCCTCTTAGCTCTCAGGTATCGTTTGCTGAACTCAATCAGACCTGTCCGAGCCTTGAAGATTTCCAGACAGGCGAGGCCCACATGAACACGGGCTGTAGTTGACCAAGAGGTGTAGCTGTCGAGCTTGTGCCGCCGCATAGATGCCTTCTGCTTTGATCGGCGGAAGTCCTCACCATGCTTAGTCCTCTTCATGTAGGCTGCGATATGGTTGAAAAACTTTGGATGCTCCCCTTTGATGTGCGTAAACCGAGCCTCATCTTCCAGCAGCTTACCGATTGTGCTGGCAACTGCGGTGAGGGTACGCTCTCGGCTGATGGAATCTAGGATGACTCGGGAGGCAAGAACTGCGGTAACATGAGGGTCGAGTTGGGCTAAGTATTGGACTGAGGTGTGCCTGACTCCGGGCTTACTGGAGGCGTCTGTGACCCACTCGTGGATTCCTTTGGCTACCTCGTCGGTGCAGTTAACGAGTAACTTCTTTGCCCCACCACTGCGGGTCTCTCTGCCCCGACTTATCCCTGACTCTCGCCTCTTCTGGTCTCGGATGACAGCCCTATCCATCATCTCGGTGTCGAGTTGCTGCTGTTGTTGTATCATTGGTTCTCCCCTTACTTTGCCACTGTGGCGACCACATAGGCCGTCATATCCTACTAATAAATCCATTAGTGGATAGAATAAAGTGCTTTTTTCATCTTGTGATTAGTTGGACTGTATTCACTTATGGATGGATTTGTGGGGGGATTTTAAGTCCACTTATGTCTGGTGCGAGCGAAGGGACTCGAACCCTTACACCCTTGTCGGATAACGGGTTTTAAGCCCGTTGCGTCTACCTATTCCGCCACGCTCGCTCGCCACAGAACCCCACATTTACCACATACCATGCCACAGTATAAAAGTCGATGGATTTAGTCTATTCTGTCCAGCTCTCGCTCGACTTTGACCCAATACTTTTCTGTGGCTTTCTTCCGGTGGCCTGTAGGCCCACCATTCCACATCCGAGCAGCGTCCTCGAAGGTTGGCTTGCGTCCGAGTCGCCTCTCGGTGCAGTAGATTTTCATGTAGGCTCGGCAGATGGTCTTTGCCTTTTCTCTGTCGTAGCAATCGTCAGGGAACTTAAACTGTCCCTGCTTGCGAGCTTTGCGGAAGCGGTTCACATCTTCCACTACTGCTGCTCCGATCTGGAGAGGGCCATGACTAGCCCCACCATCTCCCACTGCGTTGTCATTCCCACTCGACTCTACTGCAATGAGAGCGGCAAGGAATTTAGCTGTTATTATCATTAGTGTTGTGTCTCCTAGTTAGTTAGTTGGTGTTGTTTTAGTAGTTTCTTGGTCTCTTTAGCTAAAGCGTTGTCCGCCCATTTGCCTCCGAGGGATGGATCGTAGGAAGCTCTTTTGCTACTGTTCTCGTGAATTGTAATCACTCTCAAGTTGTCTTGATGGTGTGCTCCGCCAAGGAACAAAGGTATAATGTGGTCAACGTGATGCTGTACCCCTGAGAGTTTGGTGGCCTTGCGTTGCAGCTCATCGAACTGGGCCATCTCATCTTCACAGCTATCTGGTAGGTACGCATCGTACATCAATGCCCTTCTGTGCCAGCTTTTACGCAATCCTTCTGACTTCCCCTCGTCAGTTTTGCTCCGCTCCCTAGCACGAACATTTCGGATAGGGCGTTCAGCTACTTTTCTACATTCCTTGCTGCAATACTTAGAACAATTCGCGCCCATAAACTCTTTTGAACAGTGCTGGCAGACCTTTTTATGATTGTAGTATCCTTTTCGAAGACTCGTTCTCTTCGCTTCGTATTTCCCCCTGTTAGCTTTGTCCCAATTTATCTTTCTGATCTCACCGCACTTTTTACATCTGGGCCTCCTTGGGTCAGCTATAAAGTTTCGTCCACAATCAGGGCATTCTCTTTTAATTTTCTTAAACTTTCCGGGGATAAAGTCAGGATTTCTTCGGGCTTCCCTGTATTGCTTGTTGTATTCCTTTGCATATCTCTTGACACACGGCTCACATCTTTTTCTGGAAGCGTACCCAAAGAAAACCTCGCCGCAGTCAATGCAAGTAATATCTCGATACTTTGCTTTTCTCCCCTTCTTCACTGTCTCCCTTTTTGTTGTTGTTAGTTAGTTGGTGTTGTTGCTTCCAGACGCTTCTCCTCCAATTTGATAATGGCGTCTGAGAGATTCTTTGGTGCGAGGTGGGCATACCTCATGGTGACTTGGATTGACTTGTGTCCAAGCAACTCCTTTACATCAAGCAGGGGAATCCCGGCTTGAACCATGCGTGATGCACAAGTGTGCCTTAGGCAGTGGGGAACGTATTGGGTGTCCTTGGTGAACCCGAGGAGTCCCCGGACATAGTTCCAGACATGGTTAAAGCTGGTCTGCTTGACGTTGGCGAAGGGACTCTCTAGGCTCAGCGTTTGCCGTGATTGTAGAATGTCTTGCACACGGCTGGTCATAGGGACTGACCGAGGCTCATCGTTCTTCGTTTTCCAGATCGTGATGAGGCCGTTCTCTACGTCCTTCCATTCGAGGGCAAGAGCCTCCCCCACCCTCATGCCAGTATCCACCAGCACAAGGGTGAGGTCGGCCATATCGTTGCGAGCGAGATCGCGGAATTTTGCAACGAGTTCATCCTCCTCGGCGTAGGTGAGCCAACGGATGCGTCCCTTTGGCTCCTTCTTACGCTCAATCTTTGGCATACCCCGCAGCCATCCACGCTCATGCCCGAAGCGGAGCATCTTGCTCAGAGCTGCCAGCTTCCGGTTAATGGTGGCATTGGAGTTGCCCATGTCCTCTAGTGACATGATAAAGGTATCAATCTGCTCAGGCATCACATCCTCTAGTGGATTGGATGAGCCAAAGAAATTAACCACCAGCTCTGCGTTAAGCCGTAAGGTTTTTTCAGCTTTCGCGTCCTTCCAGTAGCGATTGTAAGTGGCCTCTAATAAGTCACCCCAAGTCCGGTTTCCAGCCGAGCTAATGGACTCTACAGGCTTACCTTTGGCTAACGCTGCCTTGGTTTGGTACACGAAGTCCTCAGCCTCCTGCTTGCTTTGGAACTGTCTACGGATACGCTTGCCCTTGTAATGGACAGCCGCTTGAAATGAATTGCCTCTTTGGTTAACGCTCACTTGCTTTTCTCCTCTCTATGTCTGTACGCACTGATATGAACTTCTCTATTGGCTGAAACCATGTAGCTATCCTTCTTTCCTTCGTCGGTGGTGTATTCAACCTTCCGCTTACTAATGGCCTTAGCTACAGCTCCGCTTTCAGTTACTCTGGTGACTTCGTAGGTGGCTCCGTCCAGCTCTAGGGTATCTCCTACCTTTCGGCGGATCATCCCGTTCTTGATGACCGGGACACTCTCCCAGACCTCGAAGCTCCCAATCTTGTCGCGCTGGATTTGGATACCCCAGCGGGTTTCTCTTTCAGTAGTCATTCGTCTCCCTCATCACTGTTGTTATCGTTGTTGTCGTTATTGAGTTCCTCCGCATCACACTTTGGGCATAGCCATTGCTGTGAGCTGAAGTGATACTCGCACCGAACTTTGTAGCCCCCGTGGTCACACGTTGGCCCATCTAGTTCCCAATCACTAAAGTCATACTTAGGCATCTCTGCTGCTTTTGTTGTTGGTCTTTCCTAAAACGAAATGCTCGAAGAGGAGAGCCAGAACAATGAGAGGTATGCAGATGATCCAAACGCCTATCGCTAGGATTAGTGTCAGTCCCTCTATGATTGAAGCCCT